TCCCATGACCCCCTAGGCAAGTTAAATTTACCGCTCTTCTTTTTCTTCTTTGTCACCTTCTTTTTCCCATCTATTCAGATCTACATACCGCTCGCACACGGTCCTATCCTTAGAACCTACATTAAATTTTGCTCTGATTGTCGGAGGTAACATGCCTGATTCTTCCAAGGCCTCTAGTATTCTATTGGCTACCGAATGTTTTACACTTCCTACCGATATATCTCCATATAGTAAACTTTCTATTAATTTTATTGCATCACTACGCTTCATTTCTTACCTAGTGAACTGGCTATCTTTTCTCCCGACCGGCCTACGATATATCCGCCCAGTCCTATCTTAAGTAGATCCCATACATTGTCGGGCATACTTTCTGGTTCTAAAATAACCATAGGTAAATTAAATACCTCTGCTACAAAGTCTGAAAAAGGTAATAGGAGGTATCTATGGGCTATCATAGCTGTAAATACAGTCATCAATATCGGGCGCCAATTCCGAGCAAGCCAGCTTCCTTGCTTATACTCCTGCTCTATTATGCTTTTTTGAGCTTTAATTAGCTCCTTCTCATGTTCTAAGATCGCTGTCGCCAGCTCGTTTTGGAGCTTCTGTAGTTCTCCTCGCGCCTTTAATCTCTCTTCATCGCTAGTAAAGAGGTTGTCGAGGGCGTTCCCCGCTTTTTCTATCAATGGTCCCAGGAAAGGTATCATAAGTTTCCAGTGTTTGGTCTCTAAAATTGAGACTCCTATAGGCATTATAGCATATTTTTATTTATCTGTCAAGAGGTTTTTAAAGCCCTTAAGAGTCTTTTTACCAAAATACCTCTTTTTTCGCATATCTACGTGTATATGGTTGGGATATACTATCACCCCAGGAATAATTAAACTAGCAATTTCACCTAGTTGCATATATGTATATTTACAATTATTGATTATTACTATATCTCTAGCTAGATTTTTTAAATGTAAAGAATTAATTACTCCTCCTACCTGAGTATTTTTTAATTTAGTTCTATATCCACTAGTTATTTTAAGCTTACATTTAGTTAATTTAGATAATAATACTATTTTATTATCTAATAATAAAGTTTTTTTACTACATTTACATGCATATATATTATTACTATATATAAATATTAATAATATTAATAACTTATTTAACATATAAACCTCTTTTATATAAGATATATTAATTTATAATAAATTATACTCGATATTATATCATATTTATTTAGAAAAGTCAAGTAAAAAATAAAACTTGACATATATAAAATTATATAGTATACTAATTTCAAGGAGTTAGAGATGAAAGATTATATTGATATTAGATTTGAGCGATTAAAATATAAAACATTGTTAGAAAATAGGCTAGATGCTGAAAAAGATACTTATCGAAGACTACAGCTAGCATATAATCGCCTGCCCGATTCGGCTATGACAATTGATGGATTTGTTATCCAGAATAAACTAAGAAAAAGTTATAGAAATATATTAAAAATTAATAAAGAAATATTAGATTTAACTTGCAATTTAGATAATTTTATGGTATAATATACTTAACAAATAATTAGGGAGGGCGTATGAGAAATTATTTGGTAATCGATGACAATCCAGAAATATTAAACGTATTTTTTGAGATTGGAACAGGAAACAGAACAAAAGTATTCTTAGCTTCTAATTTAGTGGAGGCAAGCGAACTATTGGAAACTATTAAGTTTGATGTGATAGTATGTGATTATTTATTGCATGGGAGCGAAACAGGTATCCTATATGCAAGGAAGGCCAAGGCACTGCAGCCAAAAGCCATGTTTATCCTAATGAGTGGGATGTTTAAAGAAGAAATAAACGAAGTATGTAATGACCAGGATCGAGAAAAAATCGATACTTTTATGGAAAAGACCAGCGCACTAACAACTGTCTGGGATATAGGATGGGAAAATAATTGTGATGAAGTTTGCAGAAGTACCGGAAAAAAGTCGAAGGTATGTTAAGGAAGGTATAAGAAAAGCTTTTAGATTTAGTTATCTATACGATCGGGCTCTTGACTCGGCCAGGGTTGAGATGCCCCGATACAAAAAAGACGGAAATTTAAGTAAGATACCAGATGTTTTCTATAGATGTGCAAAATGTGATGCACTATGGAAAAAAAAGAATAGAGAAGTTCAAATAGACCATATTATCCCAGTAGTGCCAATCCAATCATCTGAACTAGAGATGACTATTAGTGAGTATTGTTACAGGGTATTTAATAATCCTCTGCAGGTAATGTGTAAATATTGTCATCTTGAGAAAACAAATGAGGAAAATAATGCTAGAAAAGAATATAAAAAAAGTTCTTGCAAAAAACCTAAAGGTGTGCTATAATATGGGTAGGAAAGATGATTTGCTTTATGCAAAATCTCTATTACAGTCGTACGTTAGGCAGAGCAGCGTTCCAGAGTTCAAGAAGATCTTTGAGGAACAAATCAAGAAAATTGATAAAGAGCTGGAGGAACTAGATGAAAAGTCTGCTTGTACTAACGACCCTAATAGTAGGGTGTGCAACAATTCCCGAACAAAGATTTCAAAAGAAACCAGAAGTAAAAAAGATCCTGACGAGAGTTGAGAAGAGAGATACCTGTATTGCAAAATATCTCTTTAGAGTAGATCTTGAAATAACGGCAAGTCAGGCTAAGGATTTATGTAATTTTATTTTTAAGGGAGAATAATGAATATTTATAAAGACTATTGTTTAGAATATTTAAAGGCAGGATATAGTGTAATTCCTGATGGGTTCAAAAAGAAAAGACCCTTAATTAAAGGGTGGACCCAATATTCGGACAGGCAACCTAGTCTAGAAGAAGTCACTAATTGGTGTAATCAATTTAATGAAAGTAATATATCCGTGATGCTGGGGGAGGCATCGGGAATAATCGCAATAGATGTCGATACAACCGATAAAGATTTATTAGAATTAATAAATAGTCTATTGCCAGAATCTCCTTGTGATAAAATAGGAAGTAAAGGATTTACTCGATTTTTTAAGTTCCATAATGAACTAACATCCGTACTAAAAGACTCTGGAGGAAATGTTATTTTAGAATTATTATCCACAGGTAAAAAGACTACTATACCTCCTAGTATTCATACCAGTGGGAATCCTTATAGTTGGGTCGGTAAGTCGCTTTTAGAAGTAGATAAAAGCACCCTCCCTTACTTACCGCCTCAACTTCTTTCTACTCTTGAATTAAAGATTAAGGAAAGTCAATTAAACACATACTTAGATACACCTAAGCAGAAATCAGGTAGACATATTGCTTTGGGCGCACTGGCCGCAACACTTATTAGTGAACATACAGAGATGTCTGCAGCCATATCTAAGTTAATTAAATATGATAAAGAGAATCATGAGAAGCCGCTATTCTCTGATCCTAGTGAAAATAAGGTAGTCAGTGAATATATTAATGCTTTAAAGTTTTATAGCGACTACTTAGTATCTATAAATTCTAAGCGGCAATCTAAGAATGAACCGCTGGAATTACCATTAACCAGTTCGGCGATAGTTAAACCATTTAATTCTAAATCGCTAGAACAAGAAATTATAGAATTACCTACCCCATCCGGTCTTTTGGCTGAGATTCAAAATCATATCATATCAAAGAGCTATGTGGAGCAACCAGTGTTCGCTCTGTCCGCAGCAATCTCTTTGATCGGTACTCTGGGAAGTCGGAAGTTCACTTTCCAGGGTGCAACTCCTAATACATATATTTTAAATATTGCGGATTCTGGGTCGGGGAAAGATTCATGCCAACAAGCGATTAAAAATATTTTAATGGACATAGGAAACTCACAATTACTAGGAGCTACAAGTTACCCTAGCGAGGCATCTATCATAACAAAATTGTCTAATACTAACCCCGTCAGACTAGATATCATCGACGAGGCTAGTAGTTTCTTAAAGGCTGCAGCTAATGGCGAAGCTTACCAGGCCGGCATAGGGGACACTTTATGTGAAATATTTTCCTGCAGTAATTCAAGATACCTAGGTAAAGTGCTAGCTACCCAGCCAAACAGAATAGGTGAATGTGATAGACCTCACTTAAATTTATTATGTTCTACTACCTATAAAGGGATCTCTGATGGTCTATCTAGATCAGTCCTAGAGAAGGGCCTATTTGCCCGATTCCTCACATTTTTTGGAGATAACAATAAAAAGGGTAAAAGAGTATTAAAAGATATACCTCTAAAATACCGCGTCCTAGAGCGGCTACAGCGACTAGCTTCGTTCACTCATCCAGATTTTGAGGGCAACTTGACCCATGCAACCCCCGCCTATGAGGTGCCGGTTAGCGACTCTGCTAATAAATTATTAGATTTATATCATACTGAGTTTGATACTATGCGGATTACAGAAAAGTCCGATAGCGTAATTAGACCCGTAGTATCGAGATTATACCAACAAATGATGAAGATAGTACTAGTATCAGCTATCTCTAATACAAAAGTAGAGCACCTACCTGTAGTTGAGGACAGGGATGTAAAATTTGCATACCAACTAATCAAATTCTTTTATCAGTCTATCAATGGGTTTATTAATGATAACCTCTACGATAGTTATAGGGGACGTCAAGTAAATGAAATACTAAAAATAGTAGCCGCGGGAGGTGAAGAAGGAGTTACAACCGCTGACCTAGCCCGAATAGCCAAATCAATGACCTCTAGGGATCGTCAAGAGATTTTACGTGACCTAGTACACTCTAATCAAATTGAATATATTAAAACATCAGACCCATCGGCGCCAGCGTTTAGGAGGACTTCATGAAATATCTAGTTATTTTACTATCCTTAGTTTTTATAGGATGCGATGACAACTTTTATGAAATTAACGAATCACAACAAGCAGTAAATGGGACATACGATTTCGAATATGGTGGTAGATTTACTGTATCCGTTCTAGACAATAACTGTATATATCTATTACAGGCTAATAACGAAGCACTAAGCTCAGTAAACCCCAGAAACCAAACATTAGGCACACACCCGGTTTTTAATAGACTAATCTGCCAATATAACGGCTCTTACAGGTACTCGCAGAACCACAACTATAATTCTGGCAATGACCTTGAGGAAGACCTGTCAGGTTTAAATATTAGTGGTAGTAAAAAAACTGATTACATTGTTACTTTTCAGAACGGTCAAATGCGAATTACAATTTTAATTTATAGCTCAGGCATTAATAATAACATTAATTCTGTTATTGCAACTAGGGAGTTTATAAGTCTATGAAATATCTAACTGATATGGAAAATGAAATTTATCACGGCGATAGAACAGCCTACAGTTCGTCTCAATTAAAAACTATACTAGACGACCCAGAAAAGTTTTATCAAAAATATATTGCACCAGAAAAGATTAATCAATTACCCAGAACAAAGGCACTAATTGTGGGGGATGCCTTTCATACAAAAATATTAGAACCTCATTTATACGATAAAAATTTCGCAGTGTGGGAAGGTCCTCAAAAAAGGGGCAAAGCTTACGACCAATTTGTAGAGCATAACCAGGGTAAAATAATATTAGGCAATATGGAAAACGCAGAGATTGAAAGATTAGTAAATAATGTAATGGATAATGAGTATTGTTTGCCTTATATTACAGGTGGGCAAGCTGAAGTATCAATTTTTGGCGAGCTTATGGGCGTTCCAGTTAAAATTAGAGCCGACTATATCAATGAAGACCAAAGTTATATCCAGGATCTAAAGTCAACTAAAGAATTGCCAAACAGCACTACAATTCAACGAGTAGTTAAAGCCTATGGTTACGATCTAAGTGCCGCTTTATATATGGATTTGGCTAATAAATATTTCAGAAAGGCGGGCAAAGCCGAAATTAAAGAATTTATCTGGATCTTTTCTAGTAAAAACTACGACAAATCGCAGATATTTAGAGCTTCTAAAGCAATGCTAGAGGTAGGAAGAAAAAAATACCAAGAAGCCTTAGCGTTAATTAAAGAATACGATGCAAAGCAATGGGAATTTTCTCAGCCCGTAATAGAGCTAGATCCAATTGAAAAAGATCAAACAGAGGAGCTATTTTAATGAAAAAACGACAGATCCCGATGTGGAAAGTAGAATTATATAGAAAGAAAAAAAATTGGGCGGGCAAAATAGAGAGGATATTAAGCCACGTATTTATAAGCTATGAGTATAGAGCAAATAAAGAGCAAGAACATGTAAGTACAATTTCACAACCACTAAATAGAAAAGCCGCTAGAATAACTGCAAAAGAGGAGAAATTAAATGGAAATCCAATCAACCAAGGACATCAAACAAAACGAAAAGGTACACGTTTGTTTATACGGTCCGCCAAAGACAGGCAAAACAAAGCTATTATCAACCTTAGGGGGCAGAACTCTAGTTTTAAATTCGGACAAAGGATTGCTGACTCTTAAGGATGCAGAGAATATTGACTTTATTAATATATCTAATTTTGAAGATATGATCTCGGCTATGAAATTTATTCAAACAGATAAATGTGACTACGATAATGTGGCAGTGGATTCCATGAGCGTAGTGGCAGACTACTTATTAGAGTACCTAGAAAAGAAGGGCGTCCAGGGCTTTGAAAAGTGGGGCCAGTATGAGAAGTATATTAAAGGCATTATTACTACTTTACGAGATTCTAATAGATTTAATAGCGTTAGCATTTTTGAACTGGTAGAAAAAGAAAATGAAAGTGGTTTACTAACTAAAAAAGTAGGTCTTCAAGGAAAGTTAGCCAGTAGAGTAGGATATTTTTACGACCTATTCCTAGCTACAAGAGTTAAGCATACTAAAGATGGCTCAGTATATAAAATCCAGACTAAAACGGCCGATGGGTACGAGTGTGGCAGCAGAATTGAAGGATTAGATCCATATATAGATCAAGATTTAGGTAAACTTTTTAATATGGTTAGGGAGCTATAATGGGCGAACTAATTACAGCAATATTAATAATCCCTACCATTATTGGGGCGGGAATAATGCTATACATTAAATCAACCCTCGATAACTAAGGAGTAAATTATGTCAGGGAATTTAGAAAACTTTACAATTGATTGGAATTCAGTAACAGAATCAGATTTCAAAGTACTTCCTAGTGGAACATATGCAGGTAAGATCACTGCTAGTTCTGTTAAGGAAACTAACAACAAAGCTGGTACAGGCGTTAGACTTGAAATTACTCTTCTTGGAGCTAAAGGTGTTCAAGGAAGAAAAGTATTTGAATACTGTCTCCTTACACACACAAACAAAACTGCGGCAGACATTGGCAGACAAAAACTTAAAGCATTAGGTGAAGCTATTGATCTTTCTTTTGACCAAATTTCTGATACTTCAGAACTTCACGGCAAGCCTTTTGGAGTTGTTTTAAAGGTCGAGAATAGCGATAAGTACGGCGAGCAAAATAAAGTAAAAGCTTTTGTACCTTTTAGCGAAGAACTTCTTTCAGTTACAGCGAGTGGGGAATCCGTTTCAGGATTTTAATTAAATGAGGGGTTTCGGCCCCTCTAATTCAGCGATAAGAAATATTATAGGGAGTAATATGCAATTTGAATCATTTAATAGGAAATTTACAGCAAAGTGGTGGGCAGGCGAAAAGCTAGACAGAACTATCGCAGTAGACTTAGAAACTGAATTAATTAAATCCGAAAGTCACACGCCTAGGCCGGTTGTTGGAGGCGCATATGATGGGCAAGGTATTGTATATTTTATCAAGCCTCAGGACTTAACCAGATTTATTAGTAACCATAGAAATTCCCTTAAAGAACTATATTTTCATAATGCGGCATTTGATACAGGTGTAATGGAAAAGCATTGTGATACGGATTTCACTCACCTAGTTATGGGGAATAAAATAATAGATACAGCAATTCTATATAGACTAATCTATATAGCTACGACAGGTATGTGCCCCAGAAGATATAACCTAGATCTATGCTCACATGAACTATTAGGAACTAGTCTAAATAAAAATTCAGATATAAGATTAACCTTTGACCAATATTTAGATAAAGATATAAAAGAAATATCGCCCCAGCATTTGAAATATTTAGCAGAGGATTGTATAGCGACATATTTAGTTGCAAAAAAATTAATTAAGAAAGTAGATGACTTGCCAACAAGTAATAATCTTTCTCATCAAATACAACTTATGGGGGATCTTGCCCTAAATAAAATCCGTAAAAGGGGCATAGGCGTAGATGTAGACTATGTAAATAACCTACGTTTAGACCTGACTAGAGAAATGGATAAAAACTCAAATATTATGGCGACTTATGGGCTTATAAGGGGCGAAAAGGGCTTTCAAAGTAAATATGAAAAAGTTATAGAATTTATAGGAATTGACTTGCCAAGGACAGGAAAAACTGGTAAACTAAGTATGAAGGCAGAGCATCTTGAGCCCTATAAAGGCAACCATTTTGTAGACGCTTTATTAGAATACTTAGAACTTGAGAAAAGGAGATCGTTTTTAAATGAACTTACTGAAGAAAGAGTATATCCTATTTATGATAGCATTAAAAATACTCTTAGGACAGGATGTAGAAAACCTAATATTCAGAACCCGCCAAGAAAGGGGGGTATTAGAGAATCATTCGTCCCTAGTAGTGGCAATGTTTTTATCGACATTGACTATGCTAGTATTGAGCTTTATGCACTTGCTCATGTTTTAAAAAGTTACTATGGGGAAAGCATTCTTTTTGATAAGTTATCAGCAGGGAATGATGTCCATATATATGCCGCATCTGAAATCTTTAGCAAATCGGAAGCTGAAGTTACTAGTCACGAAAGACAAATAGCTAAAATTTGTAATTACGGGTTGGCTGCTAATATGGGGGCAGAGACCTTTAGAAAACATATGGCTAAGCAAGGGGTTGAACTTGAGCTTGAAGAAACAAAGAGAATTAAAAAGGCATGGGCTGCCGCCTTCCCAGAGATACAGCAATTCTGGAGACGGGGTTACAATCGCACTACTTTTGTTTCTAAGACTGGTTTTGTTCGTGCTAATTGCACTTACACTCAATATCTTAATTCTCATTTCCAATCTTTAGTGGCGGAAGGATGTAAGATAATGCTTTATTTTTTAGAAAAAGAGGGGTATAGAACTGTGGCTTTTATCCATGATGAAATAGTTATAGAACATCCAGAGGCAAGTGCTAAAGAAGCTATGCCTAAAATACAAAAAATAATGGAAGAAGCCATGCAAAAATTAATACCAACGCTTAAAATAAAAACTGATGGAAAAATAACAACAAGGTTTAACAAATGACAAGATTAGAACAAAGATTTATTAGAACAATGCGTAAATTAGCTAGAGCAACAGGAATACCTGAAGCTAATATTAGGCGAAATGAGTATGTGAGACTATGTGTGGATATGGATATTCAAGGTCGTTTAAATAAGCAAGAACTAAATGATGCCGGGGGATTCCAACAACTGCGTGACAGGTTTTTTGAGCCCCCTAAAATATTGGTGGATCGACCCAAAATACTAATCTTTGATATAGAAACCGCACCGATCCTAGCACATGTTTGGGGGCTGTGGGACAATGATGTGGCACTTAACCAAATACAGTCTGATTGGCATGTTATGTCATGGGCAGCGAAATGGTTAGACGATAGTCCTAAAAAGGTAATGTATGAAGATCAAAGACATTGTAAAGACATGCAGGATGATAGCGGTATCCTAGAATCCATATGGCACCTACTAGATGAGGCTGACGCGGTTATTACTCAAAATGGGATACGCTTTGACCGTAAAAAGCTAAACGCCAGATTTGCTCTTAATGGATTTCCGCCCCCAAGTAGCTACAAGCACATAGATACCTTGCAAATAGCCAAAAAACATTTTGCCTTTACAAGCAATCGACTCGCCTACCTAACAGATAATCTTTGTGTAAAATATAAGAAACTAGACCACGGAAAGTTCGCAGGGTTTAAAATGTGGAGCGAATGCATGAAGGGTAATATGAAAGCTTGGAAAGAAATGGAAAAGTATAATAGATACGATGTACTGTCCCTAGAGGAAGTGTATAAGCAATTAATGCCCTGGGATAACACCCTTAACTTCAATCTTTACCACGATAAAGATATGTATATCTGTAGCTGTGGCAGCAAGGATTTTAGAAACTCCGGATATTTTTATAACACTACAGGCAAGTTTCAAAGGTATACATGTAATAGATGTGGCGCAGAGACAAGAGATTCTAAAAATCTATTTAGTAAAGAGAAGAAGAAGGCGCTTAGAAGAAAAACTACGAGGAGATAATGGCAACAAAGCTAGATCAAACAGAACATGCCCATCAAAATGAGGTATATTTCCCTAAACGTAGGGTATGGCTCACAGGAGAGGTTAATGAAAAGATGTACCAAATTGCGTCGAAGAATTTATGCATTCTTGATAATTCTAGCGGCGATATTTTTATTGAAATCAATTCAGAAGGTGGAGACCTCTCGGCCGCGAAGGGTATTTATGATAGAATTAAATGCTGCCAAAACCGAGTTAATATTGAAGTATATGGCTCAGCATTTAGCTCTGCCAGCCTTATATTGCAAGCGGCTGATACTCGTATGATGGCCCCCCATGCAGATTTAATGCTACATATAGGACAAAATGGTACACCAATGGACCACCCCACCAATAATGAGAGGGCTAGTGAATACTTAAAATTAATGGACGAATGGATGATGAGGGTTTATTGGAAACGCATTAAAGAAAAACGCCCTAGATTCACATTAAATCAAACTAAAGAATTACTTAAATTTGATACTTATTTAACCCCAAAACAGGCTCTAGAATTGGGCTTAATAGATACCATAGGAGGTAATTAATGATTGTTGGACTGGCCGGGAGAAGTCAGGCAGGAAAAGATACTGCAGCAAAAATATTGTTACAAAGAGGATTTACTAAACATAGCTTTGCCCAGCCCATTAAACAAATAGTGGCTAATTTTTTAGGGATTGATGTTAATGATATTGAAAAAGCTAAAGATAAGCGATTTCCAGTACCATTAATAATAAATATGTCAGCTAGCCTAAATTTAATTGATGAAATTAAAAAAGTTATTGATATGCCGCCAAAAAAAGTTAATTTAATTGACCAATACCTAGACGGAAAAATGTTCGATACTATTAGAGAGTTATTACAGTACCTAGGAACAGATATTGGAAGAGATCTTATTGACGAGAATATGTGGGTAGATCTCGCAATTAAGACCCGCCCCGAGCTAACAATATTTACAGATGTTAGATTTCCGAATGAGATACACATTATCCGTAAGGCGGGGGGTAAAATTCTTTATATAGATAGGCCTCAGATAAGTCTACAAGATAACCTACATGCTAGTGAATCGGCGATTAGGGCAGATATGTGCGATAGAACTATCTCTAACAAAGGAACAATTGAGGAATTACATAATAATATTTTAAACACACTAGAATTGGAGTAATTATGAAAAATTTTATTTTATTTTTAGCATTAACTTTTGGATATATCTTAGTTAGTAGGGCAGAGAAAATTCAATTAGATCCTAGAAGTTACATTTGGGGCTGTATGGATGTAATACATATGGGCGCTATGCGAGAGGGTAAGCAGCCTAATGCCGCGTTTACTCAACTAGCAATGGAGTCTTGTACAGAGCTTTTTAATATGAGAGTTAATCCAAAGGCTCAGAGATTGAGACAAAATGAAAAGCATCTAAATAGATCAACAAAAAAATAGTTGCAATAGCTAAAATAATATGTTAAACTTAGCTTAAGGAGGTCATCTATGGGACGTAAGAAAGTAAGAATCCTATATGACTATGTTGATGCAAAATACGAGGGAACGATTGCTGAGGTCGAAATAGCTAAACAATCGGGAGGGCGTAGAATGCTTACTTTAATTAGGTACGATGGTAGTAAGTCTATTTATGATAGCGCTTGTGTAACTTTTGAGCTAAACTTACCCAAGAGGGAAGATCTACCGCCGCTGCCAGACATAAGACATAAATGCTATTGTAAAATGCAAATAGTAATGAATCAAGGTTGTCAATGTGGGGGATTGTAATGTCTATTCGCAGTCTCCCACCCCATGAAGCGAGGATTTTAAACCTAGTTAAAGAAATTAATCTTTGGCTACATGTAATTAGGTCATTAAAGGCTCAAGGGGATTATGAGACACCTAAAATTTATGTTAGGAATTTAATTAAGCTTAGGGTGAAACTAATAATGGCTGTTCGCTTAAGAGATCTAGATAAAACTAAAGAATATGACACACTTAAAAATAACGCTGCATAGGAGGAAAGATGGAACGTAAATGGCTTATTAAACAACTTAAAAAATTAGGCTATAGATTAGAGCAAGAAAGGACTAAGCACGAGGTCTGGAAAAAGGGAAATCTTTTTCAAATTGTACCTAGAAGTAAAAAAATTAATAACGGTACGGCTAAAGATATTATTAGAAATGCAGAAAAAAATGAGGCGGCATAATGACATTAACTGAAGCAATTAAAACAGGAGAACCTTTTAGAAGGCCGATCCACCATGACTATGTTATTGAGGATAAAGGCCTCTTAAAGTGGCAAAATACAGATAATCCATTAATATTTTCGGTAGCCTCTATTAATGCTACAGATTGGGAAACGGCTAGTTATTATGCAGAGGAGTATAGCAGTGGATCATAAAATTAATATTGACCTAGATTGGGAACTACTAGATCTAGAGTATGATGAATTTAATGAAAAATCGTTAGATTTGAGACCAGGACTAGATGATGAAGAAATTGAAAGTACTTGATTTATTTTCTGGCATTGGTGGCTTTTCTTTGGGTTTAGAGAGAACAGGTGGATTTGAAAC